GCTCACGCCATAAACTCCCCCTTTACGTTTCTTGCCTTGCAAACCCCGTTGGTTTGCTGTCGGTGTTCGTCGTCGATATGCATGCGACTCCTACATCCATCATTTCTTTCGGTGCTTTAAGGAAACTAAGGACTCCCGTTGTCGCCCTTGTTTCCGCACAGGTGTGCGTAACCTTTAAAGCCCCATCATAAATAATGGACGTCGTTGTTGTTGGGGGGGAGTTTATTGTTGTTCGTTGTTTGCTTGTGGGCTTTTTATTCGTCCCCCTGAATGGCTTTGCCATTCTGTCCCCCTCCGGGGGACTGTGTTGTTGTATGTTATCGAATCTGATTAGTTTTGGTTGTGTGTTGTGTTGTGCCTTATAGGGATTTTTGTGAGGAATTAAAAAAAAATTGGTTAAAATTGTTGAAAATTGGAAGTGGGATGTTTGGCAGCGTCGTATTTTGGATCGTGAGGGGAATATTGCTATTCGTGCTGGTCGTCAGTCTGGTAAGAGTGAGGTTATTAGTCGTAAGGCTGAGTTGTTTGCTTTTGGTAATCCTGGTACTGTTACTTTGATTATTGCTGCTACTCAGCGTCAGTCTAGTTTGTTGTTTGAGAAGGTTCGTGGTCGTTGTGATGTTCGTGATGATTATTTTGAGAAACCTACTTTGACTAAGATTGTTCTTAATAATGGTAGTCGTATTTATTGTGTTCCTGCTGGTCGTACTGGTTATGGTATTCGTGGTTATACTGTTGATTTGTTGATTGCTGATGAGGCTGCTTATATTCCTGAGACTGTTTGGATGGCTGTTACTCCTATGTTGGCTGTTAGTAGTAAGACTCGTGGTTTTGGTTGGATTATTGTTATTAGTACTCCTTTTGGTAAGGGTGGTTATTTTTATAATTGTTGTTTTGATTCTGATTTTTTATCTATTCATGTTAGTAGTGAGGATTGTAAGCGTATTAGTAAGAAGTATTTGCAGACTCAGAAGAAGAGTATGACTAAGATGCAGTATCGTCAGGAGTTTCTTGCTGAGTTTACTGATGAGTATAATCAGTTTTTTCCTACTAAGGTTATTAAGTCTTGTATGACTTTTATTGAGTGGAGTAAGGGTAAGGATTTTAATCGTGGTGCGCGTTATTATTTGGGTGTTGATATTGCTCGTTATGGGGGTGATGAGAATGCGTTTGTTGTATGTGAGATGTTTAAGAAAAGGCTTAAGGTTGTTAAAGTTTTTACTACTGAGCGAGTTTCGACGGTCGATACTATCGGAAGGATCGAGGACATCGATAAACAGTTTGGATTTAACAAGATTTTTATTGATGATGCGGGAGTTGGTGGTGGTGTTACTGATGTTCTTATTGATCGCTTGGGTCGTCGTGTTTTGGGTCTTAATAATGCTAGTAAGCGTTTTCAGGTTCAGGGTGAGGATAAGAAGAAGGGTATTTTGAAGGAGGATTTGTATAGTAATGTTTTGATGTTGATGGAGACTGGTCAGTTGGATCTTATTAATAATCTTGATTTGTTGCGTAGTTTGAAGAGTATTACTTTTCAGTATGGTAAGTTGGAGACTGGTAGTAATAATATTAGGATTTTTGGTAGTTATAGTCATTTGGCTGAGGCTTTGGTTCGTGCTTGTTGGTGTGTTAAGGAGCGTGGTTTGGCTTTGTATATGTTTTAGCAACTTTGGGCAACTTTAGTGAACGATAAGTTTATATAGTTCCTTATCTAAAACTATATTTATGGCTGATTCAGGTATATTTGCGACTACTGCTGAGGTTGCTCGGAAGGCTGGTGCTAATGCGTCTGCTGTTAGTGTTGCTGAGGCTTATGTTAATGATTATATGACTCAGGCTGAGAGTACGATTAATGCTGTTACTCGTTATAATTGGTCGGATAATTATGCTGGTTTGGATTCTGATGTTAAGGGTATTCTTAAGGAGGCTGCTAGTAACTTGGCCGCTATTTATGTTATTACTTATGATATGAGTGGTTTTACTACTCGTACTGAGGCGGAGGATATGATTAATGTCTTGCGTGATGGTTATTTGCGTGCTTTGTCTATTTTGGTTGATAAGCAGGTTCAGACTTTTATGGTTGGTGAATAGGGTGGCTTTGATTGATGGGGTTGTTAGCGTTTATGCTTTTAATGGTAATGCTATAGATAGTCATGGTACTAATCATGGTACTGCTACAGGTGCGAGTTTTGTTTCTAGTGGTCAACAACTAGGTTCTGGTTGTGCTAGTTTTGCTAATGCTGGAGATAAGGTTACTTTGCCTATGGGTGATGTTGGTGATACTTTCACTATTAGCACATGGTCTAAGACTACTAATATTGTTGCTGAACGTTGGATTTTTGGTGGTTCTGGTGTTACTACTAATCGTTATCCTGATATTTTTTATCATACTAATGGTTGTATTTATTTTCGTGGTGGAGAGACTGAGATTGGTGTTAATACTAGTCCTACTACTTATGCTGTTGGTGTTTGGTCGCATATTGTTGTTATTGCTGATGGTACTGACCGAAAATTGTTTGTTAATGGCGTTTACAAGGCTCAGTCTACTGAGGCAACTAATCCTGTTTTTTATACTACTAGTCAGGTTGGTCTTCGTGGTGATGATACTAGTCCTATGCTTGGTTTGATAGATGAGACTGTTATTTGGGATAAGGCTATGGATTTTGGTGGTGTTGCTCTTGGTGAGGTTGCTCTTGGTGAGGTTGCTGAGTTATGGAATCATAATGTTGGTGCGGCTTATCCTTTTAGACCTGTTGCAAAAAGTAACGGCGGGGGTAGTTTTGTTCAGTCTTGGTTGTTGTTGGTTAAGAATGTTATTTCTGGTGTTGCTCAGCGGGTTATTGAGTTAAGTAATGTTATTATTCGTGATCATATTTTTAAGAGTCCTCATGTTCAGATTACTGGTGATTTTCGCGCAAAGGTTGTTAAGGTTCATGATGGTGATACTGTCACTTTAAGGGCTAGTTTTCGTAGTTTTGATTTTCCTTTGCGTTTGGCTAATATTAATGCTTTGGAGTTGGGTCATGGTGGTGAGTTTGCTCGTGATTATTTGAAGGATAAGATTTTGGGTAAAGATGTTCTTGTTGTTATTAATCCTGATAATCGTGTTGGTCGGTATGGTCGTTTGATTGGCGAGATTGTTTGTGGTGGTTTTAATGTTGGTGAGGATTTGGTTCGTCGTAATATTGCTATTCGTTTTGGCAGTAAGAATCATCGTATTGAATCGAAAAATAAGTGGTTGAAGGAGGCTAAGAATGGGATTGTTTGAGAATAATCGTGATGAGGACTCTTATCAGTCTCGTTGGCAGCAAGAAGGTAGTACTGTAATTAATAAATCTAATGTTCAGCAAGGAAATGGAATATATTATACTGTTACATCTGGTAAGGTTTTGTATGTTACTGATATTGTTCTGATTAATATTCAAACCCCTATCAGTCAATTTTATCTTCATGATGCTATTGGTGGAGATCTTAAACTAAGTGCGAGTTTACCTGCGTGGCATGGTTCATCTCAGATTTTAAGTTTTCGAACTCCTTTGGAATTTAAAGAGTATATTTATTTTGAGGCTGGTTCTTCAAATATACAAATGACTGTTAGTGGTTGGGAGGAGAGTGTGTAATTATGGCTATTAATGATATTGGTAGTAGTGTTGCTAGTGATTTGTCTGGTGAGATGACTGATTTTAGTGTTGATAGTGTTAGTACTGATGGTGCTTTGGATCAGGATGAGACTTTTTATATTAATACTGATTGGGAGACTGATTATGGTTATTATAATAGTATTCCTGAGTTTAAGACTGCTGTTGATGCTAAGGCTTTGTGGACTATGGGTGCTGGTTTTGAGGCTGATGAGATTACTAGTTTATTGTTAGGCACTATTAAGGGTAATGGTAAAGACTCTTTTAATTCAATATTAAAGAATATGATTAAGGTTAAGACTATATCTAAGGATAGTTTTGCTGAGGTTATTCGTGATGCTGAGGGTATGTTGGTTAATCTTAAGCCTTTGAACCCTAGTAGTATTAAGATTGTTCAGAATCGTATGGGTCAGATATTGCGTTATGAGCAGGTTACTAAGGTTAAGGGCGTGGCTAATAAGTGTTTTTCTCCTGATCAGATTTTTCATTTGAGTCATGATCGTGTTGCTGATGAGATTCATGGCACTCGTATTATTGCTTCTTTGGAGTGGTTGATTTTGGCTCGTAATGAGGCTATGACTGATTGGAAGAGGGTTCTTCATCGTAATATTGATCCTTTGTGGGTTTTTCATTTAGATACTGATGATACTAGTGAGATTGCTAGTTTTAAGGCTAAGAATGATGGTGCTCGTGCTAATGGCGAGAATATGTATGTTCCTAAGGGTGTTGTGGTTCCTGAGTTGATTGCTACTGCTGCTAATGCTAGTTTGAATCCTATGAGTTGGATTGATAGTTTGAATGATTATTTTTTCCAGGCTGTTATGGTTCCTCAGATATTGTTTGGTAATGCTAAGGGTTTTACTGATGCTGCTGGTAAGATTGTTTATCTTGCTTATGAGCAGAGTGTTAAGGCTGAGCAGTTGTATATTGAGGAGCAAGTTCTTGGTCAGTTAAATATTGAGATATTTTTGACTTTCCCTGCAAGTTTACAGAGTGATATGATTAGTGAGGTTGAGAAGGATCCTGTTAGTGGTGCTGCTGAGCCTAATGATGTTGTTGCTGAGGTTGAGGGACAATGATTGAAGAAATTACTTTGAAGGCTATTGCTAATTATGGTTTTCCTATTGTTATGTGTTTGTTGATGTATTATCATTCTGTTACAACCACTAAGGATAATACTAAGGCTATTCGTGAGTTGATTGTTTGGCTTAAAGGGGGTTGTAAAAGATGAGTGGTATTGGTAATTTGGCTCAGTATCGTAAGAATGTTAAGGCTGGTCGTAGTGTTAGGTATAATAATCCTAGTCTTACTAAGAAGA